CGTTTACTCCTACTTTTGGTCCGGCGTATGCCAGCGAATCAGCCCAAATGGTTTTAGGATTCGGAATGGAACCACCGGAACCAGACTATGATAATTGGAACCCAAGATGAAAATAAATGTAACAGAAAAAGCAAAGAATTATTTACTAGAAGCAACAACATCAAACAATAAGCAGTATGTTAAATTTACTGTAAAAGGTGGTGGTTGTAGTGGTTTTCAATATGATTGGAGTTTTATAGACGCTAAAGAGGGCGACTTTATTGAAGTAGATCTAACACAGGGTAAGCAGTTATTGATAGATCCCATAGCAGAAATGTATATTTTAGGCAGTACTATTGATTATATTACCGAATTAGGTGGTTCATTTTTAGCAGTTAAAAACCCTATGGCCACAGCATCCTGTGGATGCGGCGAATCATTTGCTGTTTAAAAGTATAAATACATTATAATTAATTAGGAAACAGACAATGGCCAAACAAAGTATCAATATTGGAGCAAGTGCTAATGATGGAACAGGCGATAGCCTAAGATCAGCATTTGACAAAGTAAACGATAATTTTAATGAATTGTACGAAGCCGGTGCCGCAGGCACGAACGTAGATATTACAGGCAATTCAATTACAACTACAAACACAAACGGCAACTTAACACTGGCGCCACAGGGCACAGGAAAAGTTGTAGTTGATACTGGCAATGTTTTAAACCTAGCAGATCACAATGACAATGCTATTGTTTTTACAAACAGCAATGGTGATTTGGCTTCTAGCACAATGTTATCATATAACAGTGGTACTGGAGAGTTCTTAGTAGAGGACATTTCCATACAGGGTGCTACAATTTCATCTACAGACTCAAATGAAAACATTACACTTGATCCAGCAGGAACAGGTAATGTTACAGTTGCTAGTGATATTCTTCCAAACGCCAATGGTACTAAAAGTTTAGGTTCAGCATCAGCACAATGGTTAACAGTGTTTACAAACACAGCGACAACTTCGTCGACTAGTGCTAACACAGTTCAACTAAATGCTCAGGGAAGTGCTCCAGGCACACCTGTAAACGGTATGGTATACTACGATAGCTCAACACATAAATTTAGAGGCTACGCTAACGGCGGTTGGGTAGATTTACACTAATGGCATATACAAGACAAGTTATAAACGTAGGCACAACACCAGATGATGGCTCGGGCGATTATCTAAGAGATGCCCTTGTAAAAGTAAACACAAACTTTGAAAACTTATGGGAAAGAAGTCCTGTAGATACTAACATTGATCTATCAGGCAATACAATATCAACTACTGTTTCAAACTTAAATTTAATACTAGATCCAAACGGTAGTGGCACATTATCTGTAACATCAGACGCTACAATAAATGGTGTACATACAGCAAATAATCTTAAAGCAACAGGCAACAGAATACACATTGATACAGCCTATACACCAACAAGTGCCGTAGGTGCCGCTGGTGATAGTAAAGGTGACATAGCATATGATACAAATTATATCTACCTATGTACAGCAAACTACGACGGTATAGCAAGTATTTGGAAACGTGTAGCAGTTTCAACCTGGTAACAATTTTTACATAAATAATAGTATGAGTAGACCCACATGGATAACACCCGAGGGTAGTCTAGGTACTATCCAAGAACAAGAATACTATGTACTGCCAATGGTAGCAGATGCCGGAGGTTCAGACATGGTGTACAGCCTAATAGCAGGCAAATTACCTGATGGATTAATTATTAGACGTGATGGTGTACTAGAAGGTAGACCAACTAGTTCAGTTAAAGTAGCAGGTATACCACAAGGTGTTTCACAAGACATTACAAGTAGATTTGCTTTGAGAGTTGAAGCAGATGGATATGTATCTGATAGAACTTTTGAAGTTACAGTTACAGGACAAGACACACCACTGTTTAGTACCACCGCTGGACGTATTGCTACTTACATCGACGGGCAAGAAGTAAAACTACAATTACAGTCAGTAGACCCAGACATGGGCGATACAGTAACATATTCATTATTATCTGGAACATTACCTCCGGGACTTACAATGAACAGTTCAGGATATATCTCAGGATTCACTGAGCCTGTGGCACCAACAGGTGCTCCTGATGAAGGTTTTGATGACACACTATATGATCAATATTCTTTTGACTTTACAAATAACTTCCTAAGTAAAAGTTATCAATTCACAGTAGCAATTACAGATGGCAAAGATACAGCATCAAGAACATTTGAAATTTATGTAGTGGCGGCAACTAGCCAAAGAGCATCATCAACTATCTTTACAGCAGACATGATTAACTTGTCAGCAGATGGAGACGTTAGACATCCTCCAATAATTAAAAATACAAAATTAGAATTTATAAATGTTCTACACAACAATGATTACTTTTTAGAAATTGTAGGGCATGATTTTGATTATGATGCTATAACATATTCGTTACAAAGCGGAAGCCTACCAACAGGGCTGTCGTTGAATACAAGTACAGGTTGGATAACAGGATCACTTCCAAGTATCTTATCAATTGACGAAACTTATAATTTTACAATAAGAGTTCACAAAACACACTATCCATCATACTATACACAAAAAGAATTTAAACTAGTTCTTAGTACGTCAAGCAACGTTACTCCTACTTGGGATCAAGAATCAAACTTAGGTTCAGTAACAAGTGGTGAACCAAGTACGTTAGCAGTAAGTGTAACTAGTCCACTTAACGAAAAGTTTTCATACAGAATTAAAGGTGCTAGTAAAAGTGGCTTGCCACAAGGATTAACATTACAGAACGATGGAACTATTGTTGGTGTTCCTACATTTAGAACTTTCTCTATGGACAGTGCTACAACAACTTACGATAAGAAAACTACAACGTGGGATGGCCAATATAAATTTACAGTACAAGCAGTAAACAATTCAAGTGTAGTTAGAGCAGAAAAAGAATTTATAATACAACACACAAATCAAAACTATAAGCCTTATGAAAATGTTTACCTTGTTCAGCAAAGCTCTAAAACTGATAGAGACTTATGGAAACAACTAACAGGTGTTAGTGACACAGTTCCATATGAAGATATCTATCGTCCACATGATCCTTATTTTGGATTTGTTAAACAACCAAGAGTATTGTTAGCCCACGGGTTAAATCCAAAGACAGATGATGATTACATTAAAGTATTACAAAAGAATTTTTACAAGTTTAAATTACGCTTTGGTGATTTAAAATATGCTAGAGCATTAGATCCTGTTTCAAAGAAACATTTATATGATGTTATCTATGTTGATATTAAAGACAACAATACTGAATATGGAACTGATGGAAAAATGGCATTAGGTAATTTAACAATTACAGCCAACTCAGCAACAACAATAACAAATTATAGTGCTCCATTACAAGTTGATGAAACAACTAGTGCTAACACAAACTTAATTACAGCAGACACAAAAAATAAAACAAAATTGTATCCAAGTGGATTTGAAATCATTAGAAATATATTGATTGGCAATATAGGACAAGTAGATAGTAGAGTATTACCACTGTGGATGAGAAGTACACAATCAGATGACACAGTACTAGGCTTTGTTCCTAGTGCTCCTTTAATGTATGTACAGCCAGGCAAAGGTGCTAAAACTGTATACAACCTATTAAACAATCCAATATTTGACCTAACTAAAATGGACTTTACAGTGGATAGAATGTTATGGGATAATAGTAGAAGTGCTAACTTTAATAAAACAGCACAAACTTGGGACACTATAAACGAAACAACGTTTGATAGTGATGGAACCACGTTTGAGAGTGGAAAAACAGGCTTTTTTGCTGGTGTAGACAAAAACGAACGAACTTGGGACGAAGGAGACAAATATTTGAAGTTCCCGAGAGAAACAATTATGGACACGCCGAACTAAATACAGTATACGGAGAAATAGAATATGGCTAGTAGTATTAACCCAAATAACATCAGTGTAACTTTCCCAATCGCTGGGCAAGACAATGATTCACAGGGCTTTAGAGATAATTTTAACAATATTAAAACTAATATTACCTATGCTAAGAGTGAGATCGAAGACTTACAAAGCAAGGTAGTATTAAAAAGTGCTTTATCAGGAAGTTCTTTAAGTAATGATGGCTCAGGCGCTGTTATTAAAAACTTTAAATTAGAGAATATGTCTGAAACTAAACTGGACAAAGGGCAAAATGCTGGCTCTATTACAGTTGAAGTTAATCAAGCACCATTACAACTAATTGAACCAACAGCAGATATTACATTGGCATTTACTGGATTTCCAGCAAGTGGGTCAAATGGTAGTGTTGTTGTAGAAGTTAAT